TCTACGCCAATCTGTCCAGAAATAGCCTTGAACGCAACATCGTTTAGTTGTGATGATTCAATAGTCGGTGTTGGCATGTTACTCCTATCGTATGTGCCTTCTATGATATGTTAGCGCCGGTGAATCATTATCGCTTCTACAGTTTATATAAAGAGTACTTGTTTATATAAAGTTACTTGCTGAAGCTTAAATAACACCTGCAGTTTATTGTCAATCCGGGTGGTGAAAGTGGGTCTCGTGGGAATCTTAGTGGGATTCCGTCCGTTATGAACGGGGAATTGACGGGGACAGTTGTGCCGTCAAGGTCTCTGTGAGACTCACGAACCTTAGCGTCTCCCATTGTTCTCCACGTTTTATATAAAGTCTTATTGGTTTTTAACTGCTTTACCCGCGCAGAATCAAACAATCCGGTGTTGTATGCACCTACGACGGCTGTCTCTGAAATCAACTTGCTGCGCTTTTCTTTGAGATTCTTGAAAACGCTTCTAACTAGAGACGCAATTAGTGCGATACGCAGGGCATTGAACGAATCATCACCAATATCTGGGGAAACATCCATAGATATGTCTACTGCGGAGATTATTTCTTTTTGGGTTGTTTGATTGAACTTATTTACTGCTTCTATTTGATAGCTGAGAGCAGCATTCATTTGATCTTGTGTTACTTCTTCACCGGTTCCGGCATCAAGGTTTCTAACTATTGCTGCTTTATATATTTTCTGCATCTCCTCAACCAAGGGCTGTGATGCAACACTTAGGGCAGCGAGTGGAACAATTGAAGCAGCATTTCCTGCTCCTATGTTGATCAGAGCAGAGTTGCCATCCTCGTTTAGGGCTGACATGACGATTTGTTCTTGGTCGTCAATGACTCTTTCTAGAGTTTTTTCTAGACTTTCCTCTAATCTGGAGAAATCAGAGGCTACTTTTGTTTCCCAAGAGTCGTTAGAGTCATTCAGAATAAAGGGAGACTCTTCTCACCCTCGGCTTCCTCGGTTGAAAGTTCACTTGGTACCTCTGAAGCTGGCTTTTCTATGTCTTCCACGCCAGAAACAGAGCCTGCGGGGGCAAACTGCCCACTTTCAGGATCAAACTCGGCTATTTGCTGCTGGGAAGCCTGTGCGCCTTGTGTTTCTAGCGGTGTTCCACTTTGAACCAATCCAGATCCAGTATCCATGGGCTTCTCGGTATTGGCGATAGGCGTAAGGGCTGGGTTGGCAAGGATTACGTCAGCAAGCTCTGAAACAACCTTCTTTCTTCCTGTAAGGTCTCGGTACTCATTGGCGCTGATAAGGCCCTGCTGATACTCCTGAAGATAGAATCTCTCGTTCTCCTGCTTGCTTAAGATGAGAACTGGCACATTTGAGGTGTCGAAATCAAGGTAGTAATATGGGTCAATGGCGTCAAATGATCTAGCAATTAGGTCCAAGTGCGGAGACATGGTTTCCATCCAGAACACCTTGCCCTCTTCACCGGCATTTGAGAATGTTCTGTTTGCTGAGTTGCCGATAATTGACTCAGGTACGCCGAAGGCTGCAAGGATTTCCTCCTTGGTCAGCGTCCTCATCTGGATGTATGCGGCATCCCTTGGGCTTGCTGCAGTGTCAACGAAATCAGCTCCATCGTCTGATGAAATGACACCAACGGCCCCAGCACGACCAATATTGCCACGGAAACGAGATCTAAGTTCATCCTTGTCCTCTTCGCTAATTTCGCTTCTCAACACTAGAAGACCACCGGGTCTTCCGTCGTTGATTAGGAAGTTTCTGTTATATACTTTGGCTAAATTTTCTACCTCAATAGCAACACCAGCAGCCTCCATTGGTGTCATTGAAAGGTATGGATCAAGCGGGTGTGGTCTTCTTATCCAGATTACGTTTTCTGGCTTGATGATGCGTTTGGGTACGTTGTGCATCGCTACTTCGTAGCCGCTAACAAACTTATCAACCGATGGGATTGGTGAGGTGTATTGCGGTGGAAGTAGGTGAAGGGCGATTGGGGTACCATCTCGCGATCTTACGACTTCAACAAACACGCCTCGGCTGCTCATCATTAGCTGTGCTGAGAGTCGATACCTGAAGGCGAACGAGTTCTCTCCCATGTTTGCCGTGTTGTTGAAAATCTTCAGGATTTCGGCATCTCTTACGATTTCACCGAATGGGTTGTTATCTTTGCGAAATATTGCAGGAAGGCGTGCTTGGTTTGATGAGATTACGTCGATACATCTAAACACCCAAGTTACCTTAGCTACACCATCTCTGTAAGCCTTTTGGATATCCCAAGCGTCGTGGTATCCGCCGTCTACAGACAGTGACGGGTTGTAGGCAACTGGAGCACCTACTGAAATTTTGGCCTTCTTTTCTTGGACGCCCGAGTTCTCTAAAGACTTACTCTGTGTGTTCCAAGCCATTATTCAGCTCCAAGCAGATAGCCGTAAATTCCACAAGCTAGGCCAGCGCTTGCCAATCCGACACCTAGATTAACTATACTAATACCAAGGCCCAATAGAATTATACAGGATACCATAAAGAAATGAGCGATAGATGCCCTAGTGAATAGGCGCTGTAGCATTTTCTTCATCTTAATACTTTACCGACAAACGGCCTAGGAGACAAGTAAGTATGCCCAACGTAGAGCAGGACTGGGAGAAGATCAATGAATGGTTGCAGCCCAAGAGGTCAGATTATTGGGCCGAAGAGCCGTCACTAACTCAGAAAGTGTTTCTTAAGAGCAACGCCAAGGAAGTTCTTTTTGGAGGGGCCGCTGGCGGTGGTAAGTCATCTGCGCTTCTAATGGCAGCATTGCAGTTTGTTGATGTTCCCAACTATAGTGCTATTCTCTTCCGTCGCACTTACGCTGACCTTGCCCTTCCCGGAGCGCTCATGGACCGCTTTATTACGTGGATGTCTAACTACGAAGATGTACACTGGAACGCCAATCAGTACACGGCCACGTTCCCTAGTGGAGCAAGAATTACATTCGGATACCTGAATAACGTAAACGACTATCTTAGGTACAAGGGTTCGGAGTTCCAGTTTATCGGAATGGATGAGGTTACCGAAATCAGGGAAGCAGACTATAGGTACATGTTCTCCCGTTTGAGGCGTCCGAGCACTGGGCCGCTGTCTAAGGTGCCCCTCCGAATGAGGGCAGCTACGAACCCCGCACCCAACTGGGTTAGGCAAAGGTTCTTGGTAGAGGGCAAGGAAACTGGTCGCATCTTCGTTCCATCTAAACTTACCGACAACCCCGGTATCGATCCTGACTCGTATCGTTCAGTTCTGGCCGAGCTTGATCCGGTTGAAAGGAAGAGGCTTGAGTTTGGTGACTGGTGGTCAACGACGCTAGGATCAATGTTTGATAGAACTAACTTTGAAGTTATAGACCCTTCTGAAATTCCAGATATGGGGCCAGAGACAACAATGGTTAGATTCTGGGACTTGGCTGGAACTGAGCCAAGCCCATCATACCCCGACCCGGACTGGACTGTAGGCTGTCTCGGCATGTTTGATCGTGGTGTGTTCTATGTTCTTGATGTTCGTAGAATTAGGGCAAAGGGGGACAAGGTTGAGAAGTTTATTCGGGATACAGCAGAAGAAGACGGCCTTGAGGTTGCCATAATGATGGAGCAAGAGCCCGGATCTGCTGGAAAGAATCTTATAGACCAATACGCAAGATATGTTCTTCCGGGATACGAGTTCTACGGGCAGAGAGCAACTGGTGACAAGATCACAAGAGCCAAGCCATTCTCTGCTGCGGTAGCAAACGGAAATGTTCGTCTTGTTCGTGGGAGCTGGAACACTGACTTTATTGATGAATTGTCAGCATTCCCAGAAGCGCCGATTCATGATGACCAAGTTGATGCTACTGTTCATGCGTTCAACATATGCGCGGGTCTAGGAATGGTTAACAAAAAGAAGATAGAGATTATTGTCTAAAAAAGGGTTCCGGTCATTGGTGGACCGCCTTTGCCGGACTTTGCTCGGTCAATGCAAGCCGAGTGCGCCCAAGCCTCTGGGTCCGAGGCCATTGCGATTGAGTTGCTGCCGCCTTGGAATCTAACTTGCGCCCAGCCTGTTATCTTCTTATACAGCCCAACTTCTCCGGGGGTCAATAACTCGCCGCAGAAATCACACGGTTCTTTCTTCATGTTCGTCACCTTTCATTGATGCCAATATATTGTAAGCCATTAACTTCTTTCTGTTTATGAAGTTATCTAGCTCTAGCATCTGCTGAAGTGAGTCTGCTCGGTCTACCTGTCTGCCGTGGTCAAAGTATTCGCTAATTGCTGAATACAGAGACAGGGCAGTATGTCCATGTATTCCTAGGTTGTGTGGAGAGCGGTAGGAGTTGATGACATAGGAAACCACCTCTGTTCGGTGTTTCATCTTTCTAGTAGTGTCTGCTTCACTAACGGGCCATACGGTATCAAGAGCTTTTTCTACCCCGCCGTCAGTTGATGGCATTTTGATAGAGTTCAGCAAACTTAGAGATTTGTGAAATTCGTTAGTCCACTCTTTGCGCATCGATATTGCGCTACTTGCTTCCTGTAGGCCGTTCTCAGCATTTGGTGTATGTCGCTTCTTTGTTGAATTTTGATGATCCTGAGAAGTTACTCTAAAAACTGAAGAATTTGAATTTCTAACGTCTACACAATAGTAGGTAATTGGGCTGCTACCATCGTGCGAAGTTAGTACAACTAGGTAATGCGAGAAAGCATCATTGTTGAACGTGGTTGTGCCGCAGCTAAGTATAACGAAAAACTTCCTCCCGAAGTCAAATACCCCGGCGGAGTGCAAGTTGAAAGAACCCTCTAGATCAGCGATTGCCTTAGATTTTTCTACAATTAAGGAATTAGGTATGACTTCATACCTACCCTTAACTACTTCCCAGTTTAGTAAATCTCCGGTACTTGGGTTAAACCTGCCTGTTACGAATCTGTCTTTGACTGTTGTAAACTTTGATGTAATTAAATTTTCAACTTGAACAGGGCTTAGTATTACTTCGTAGTCTCCACCTGAGGCGGAAAGTATTTCAGTAGTCTTCCAGTCGCTTGATACTGGAGTGGCTATGCCAGACCAGTGCCCAACATTATTACCGGTTGTCCCCTGATCCAGATATGACATTTCGCTCATAGCGATCCTTTAACTTGTTGTAGTTGATTTCTGCTATGTCGTTTAGGTTGTAGTCAATCTCCCAAGCGACGTTGGCAACGTACCATAGAACATCACCAAGCTCCTTGGCTACTGCGGCCCTGAACTCATCTTCATCGGCGCCATCACGAATCATCTTCTTCAGCTTGTCGGCTACCTCGCCAGCCTCGCTGCATAGACCTAGTGCGGTGTAAGCCAAACCAAGCTCCTCTGGGTACTTGGCCGTAGTTCTTGCCATAACCTGATATGCGTTGAAATCCATGTTATACTTGCTCCTTGTGTCCAGTTGGTCTTTCTATTTGCATGTCTTCTGACTTGTTGGATTCGATTGGAACCCAAGCTGGCGAATAAGTGTGCTGCTTGATCTTTCTCATCTTTATTAGCGTCCCGTCCGCCAGAACGTCAAACTCTTCTTTGGTCATCTTGAGTCTCTTCCGAAGTTTGTCATAGTCATACTTGCCTGATCCGAGGATCCTCTTGATGATTCTTGACATGTACTTCGCAACCACGATACCACGATAACGGTTTAAGTCTATGTGTAGAATCATTGCTTCAACCTTATCGATATCCAGTCGAACCACAGGCACGCTCCGCATACCTAGCCCGGATGCTATCTCAACCCTATGTACGCCGTCAATTATGGTTCCGTCGGCTTGAATAACCACAGGGCTAAGTATGCCGTAGGTCTTTATAGACTCTTCCAGCTGCTTTCTGTCAGGCTCAACTATGTAGCAGGCATTGCCCCAGTCGGGCAAGCGCAATGATCGTATGTTCTCTTGTTCACTCATGTAATTTGATGCTATCTCATATCGTCTAGAAGGTCAAGGGAGTTGGCGTCTTCAATGACTTGATCTTCCTGCTCCAGTATTGACATTCGCTTTGTGTGCGCTCTGGTCTTAGGCCCGACTGGTGACGGTGATCCCATGAATGAGTTTAGGATGAGTGTTCTAACCAAGTGATCTACGGGGTACCCGTATGGGTCGTTGTTGTGCTTCTTTCTGAAATCGTGGCTGTACGACATTGCTCTTCTCTTGAATCCCGGAGTTAGCATGTTGTCTTCTATGCAGCGGCGAACCCCATCCCATCCTTCTGATGCGTAGTAGTCCACGAACTCCTCAACGTCGAACTCTGACCACAATCTCCGCTGTGCGTCAATGTGAGGAAAAACTCTTACGAGAGCATCGTAAAACTCAGGCTCTGTTCTGACGACATCCATTAGCCTTCGTGCCGCTATTGAGTGTAGGGGAATTCCGACTCTTTGATTTGCGCCGCTCATGGCTGCGAAGTCATAATACTCGCAATACGAAGCCCCATGCTCCTCTGTGATGAACTTGAGTACATCGTCGCTAGTCCAGTCATAGATGACTTTTGCAAATCGCAAAGGTATCGCCTTCGAAAGACCAAACGGTCTATTGATGTAGTTTTCGTGGAGTTTCTGAACAACAGTTCTGTACCTGATCATCGACTCGTTGGCTCGCACGCCAGTGACGAACGCAGTGGTTCCACGCTTGCCCTGCATTGTGTACTCGTCAATCTTTCTTGGTATAGCCTTGTATGGATCAAGACCGAAGCTCTCAGCAGTTATTGCGTTGGGTGGGATTGGGCGAAACAATCTTCCTTGCTCCTGCCGCAGCTTGGACCAGAGGAGTATGTACTCTCGCTGCCCCAAAACCCATAGCTCCTGACCCTGAGGTAAGCAATACCACTCCATGTCTACCCAATCATAGTTGCTGACTTCTTCAACATACTCAGCAAGCGACGGGGACAGCATCTCCTCGTCTCTGAAGATGGCCTTTACTGGCCCAAGTCCACGCTCTTCGTGGATTTCTTTAGCGAGGTAAAGACATGCGGTTGAGTCTTTGCCGCCAGAGAACTGAACACATACGGTATCAAACGTATCGTAAATGTGCCGCATCCTTTCACGGGCAGCATCAACCACGTTGATGTCCAGAAACATCCGCCTTCTAGCCATTTCAGACCTCAGTCATGTGGATTGATATGAAGTCAAGAAGTCTTTCTGAGGTTGTTTCACCCGTATACTTCTCATTCATCTTCAACCAGCGAAGGAAGGAGTACCACTTGGACTGCTGCTCTGCGGTTTCAAAGGAAAGAGTGAATTGAATGGAGGCATTGTTTGAACCTGACATTGATGTAGCTGTGCTTCCCTGAGTAACTATTGAACTTGTAGGGGTGTCTGTGGAAACAACAGCATTGCCACTATCGTTTAGGTTGGTTGTCTTCTGCTCACTGGTCGGAGGCAGCTCCTCAACAACGGTTGGCTGTGTGATTATTTCTGGTGCAGTCCATCCAGTAGTGTGTGAAAACTCAGTGCTAGATGATATGACTGAGTTCTCTATAGACGCAATAGCGAAGTCGTCCCACCCGAGAGCATCAAGAAGCTCTGACCCATCAGCAACTGACGATAGCATTTCGTAGAGAAGCTCGTTATCTGTCGATCCCAACTCAGAAACCTTGTTGTCCGCAAGAGCGAATGTGAGTGCTTCGCTTTCATCTAGGCTTACTACTGAGACAGCAATCTCGTCCCAGCCAAGCTCCTTAGCTGCCATTAGCTGGTGGTTGCCTGCAATTACAGTATATGTTCCGTCTCCTTCGGAAACCGCAACGATAGGCTTTAGTTGCCCAAACCTCTGATACGACTCCTTGATTGCTGAAACATTTCCACGACGTGGGTTGTTCGACAATGGCTTTAGGAGATCTATATCAACCGCTAGAGAAGAGATTGCGTCATCGATGTTATTGCTCATTAGAATTTAACCTGTGATCTTACGTTTGCTGCTAGGGTTCGTAGTGCGTCGCAACTAGTTCTTAGTGAATGAAGCTTTTCTCGCTTTGCCTTAACAAGTGCCTCTGCCACAACTGACTCATAGTACAAGTCGCTGGTTTTGTACCCCGCCCAGCTCTCTCTGTGCTTTATCGAACCCTCGGCTGCTAAGTATTCCTTGAACCACTTTGTCTTGTATTCCGCTTCCTTCTTGGCGTGATCCTTTGACAGCTGCTCAAATGCCTCTGTCTCGCCCTCTAGCTCGTGAGTTATGCGAATGATTTCATCTTCAATATCTACTGAGCTGAGGGGCTTGCTTCTGCCGTTTACCATACTTGTATATTACCAGCATCGGTGATTGTGATCAAGTCTGGATTATGCAAACTCAAGTTGTGACCAATCGACCCTGCTTAGAGCGTCTAGGTTGGCTGAAGGCCACTCGTACTCTGAAACATTAAACTTTGCTAGCAGCATTTCTCTCAGTATCCAAGCATCACATTCGTCGTCTGCCCCAGAACCGTTCCATATTATTCCAGTCTTTGCAGAAACTTGAGATATAACTTCAGACTTTCCCGCATTGCCTCTACCCGTAGCAAATTTCGCCCGATTGGTTGGTGGTATTTCTACCCAAGGTATTTTGCTCTTGAACAACATCATTCTGATAATTCCACCAAGCTCTCCCTGAGCATGAGCATGACTTGTCTGCTTAGCAAATGCGTAGCCTTCGATTGCGACGACAGGACTCTCAATGTCTGAAAGTATTTCCACTATCTGATCATGAATCAGTAGAAGTCTCCCCATTCCCTTTGACTTTGTGGTTATGGTTCCCGTCTCTCGGTGTGTTGCCCACCCGGTGGATGTGAGGCTTAGGTCTAATCCTACAGCCGACTCAGCTTTCATCGTATACTCTGTTGCTAATGTTCCTAGTCTCAACCGGAGCAAGTGGCTTGGTATAAGCAGGTAGATCTTTCCTGACCCACGTTTGTCCCCAAGGTTCACCAAATGAGCCGTCTTCATTTATGCGGCTAAGGCGTTCTGCTACAGACTGGAATGATGGATCATCACTTAAATTCAAGAATGAGTTATGATGCCAAACCAAATCGTAGTATGCTGGAGCGTTTACTAAAAGCATACCAGCAGTATTCCAGTGCTCTTCTATTCGTGGGCTATCGTTTATGACCTTGCCAGTTAGGCAGTACTGCGGAACGTCTATGCCAACCAAGGGATGGTCTACCTCAAGCATTTTTTCTATATGCTGCTCTCCTAGTGCTATGTCGGAATCAACGTAGAGAACCGCTTCGTAATTTACGTAGCCCTCTTGTGGCGTTTCTTCGCCCCAATGATTTTCTGACATCTTCCTGAGCCGCTGAGCAAACTCTCTAATGAGGTTTCTTCCTGTCTCTATTCTTATCCACCTGTTTTTAGATGTAACAACTTCTTCGTTGTCGTTTATCATGTAGGTCCAATATGTACCGCCGACTTCATTGAGCGCTTCGATTACCTCAGCAAACGGATCTAAACCGCGAGCATCAACCTCAAGTGCAGCAAAAAAGTCTGCGTTGGGGAACTGCTCTTTGATGGCATGTCTCCTGCGAAGCCAATCCATGTCTTCGTTTCTCTCACACTTCCACGCAACAAGCGGAGTGCCTATTACCATTGGTGTATTGTAATTTACTTCTCTAAACATTTGAACTCCGATACTTTATCTGAACAAACTCCCACAAATCCACTCATATCCATTTCGCGGGCATTCTCAGGCATAACGCAGATCGTTATGTCAGCGACTGCTTGTTTTCCGGGATAAGCCCACACGAAACCTCGGTGTGTGAATGTGTAATCATCGGTGTCGTGAAAGAAGCAGTTTAGTGATGCGGATATTGCGTAGTCAAGTGCGTCGGAATTCTTGCAGTGTACCCATAGGCTTGATGACCTATCAGTTAGGTAATCTGAATCTATCTCATACTGCGGATAGTCATGACCCAAGTACAGCTTGCCGAAGACGCGCCACAAATCCACCTCAACGTCGTAGCCATCGTAGATGGCTTCGTTGATGTAGTCTGGAGAATTCTCTCTGTCTTTATTTTTTCCGTTCGTGTTTCCACGATGAGCTATAAGTATCATAATCTCTTGAAGTGTATGTCTGCTTCTTTGTTCACGTTGTCAGGTATGACCGTGCACTTGAATCCGTTGGACTCAAGCCATATTTCTATATCGTTTACGTTGTTGTTCGTTCCTTGGTATAAGTCGACTGTGTAAGAGCCTTCACATTTGCCAGATTTCACTCGGCTTATGAAGTAACCGAGACTCTTAAGTACATTGAAATCGTTTCCCTGAGCGTCTATCCACAGGTAGTCAATGCTGTCAATTTCGTTCTGTTGGATGAATGTATCAAGTCGAATGGTTTCAACTTCACACCTGTCGGTAAAGTGAAAGTCTGGGCGTCCATTCCACTTGGAGTGTATGTCTTCAGAGAACTCGTACAGGGAGGAGCACCCCCAGTCACCTGTTCCCGCTATGTTGAACTCTGCCACTCCATCGTGCTCGTCTACAGCTTTCTCTATTATGTGTACGTTGCTATTAGATTTGAACCTCTCACGAAGATGGTCAGCAAGAGAAGGCGTAGGCTCAAAGGCGTACACTACTGATCCGTCTGCAGCCAAAGACTGAGTATCTCCCCCCCAGTTGGCACCGACTTCAATTTTGGTTTTCACTGGTGTTCCTCTAGGTATGTGTTCAGATCTTCTGGAGTACCAATGCCCCACATTCTTTCCACAAGTGATGTCTTTATCTTCTTGCCGTCCAATATTGCCTCGTTGAAAACAGGGCATACGTAAAATTCGTTGTTCGTCCTTATGTCTTTGGAGATCATTGATTCTGCGTACTTTACGTAATCGCTACCCTTCTTCCAGAAGTAAATACCTACTGTTGCTAAATCTGATATTGGATTCTTCTCGGCAACCTCTGATACAAAACCATCCTCATCAAGTTTGGCAAAAGACCACTTGGGGTGTGTTGAATTAAAGCATAGTATCCCCGCATCTATGTCACTTGCGGTGAAAACATACAGGGTTTCATTTGAATTCCAATCAACGATTTGGTCTGAGTTTGCTATTAGCAGTGGAGCGTCGTTGTCTATTATCTCCTTGGCTAGGAGCGTAGTGCAAGCAGCACCTTCGGTCATTCCCTCTGTGACTACAATGTCGCAGCCCGGAGCAACGAGATTCAATAACTGTTGCAGGTTGTACTTTTCGTAGTGCTCTTTCTGAACAATAAAGATGTAGTGAGCGTCTATGTTTAGATTCTCAACGACCTTCTGGATCATTGGCTTTCCCTGCACCTCAATTAGTGGCTTAGGGAAAGTGTATCCGGCGCTAGCAAACCTAGAACCAGCACCAGCCATCGGTATCAAAACATTCATCTCATTGCTTCGCCAAGGCACGCCTTTCTCCTTCTCGCTTGTTTGTTTGTTTATATCTATCATTACGTTAGCATAGCTCAAATCATCAGAGTTTTTTATGGCATGAAGTTGTGCTCCGGAGTTTATTGCACCCATTCTTCCGATATGTGAATCTTCGATGATCATAGTCTCATCCGGCAATACATTGAAAGCAGTCATGCACTTCCAGTACATTTCGGGGTACGGCTTTGCTAGCGTAACGTCTTCATTGCTGACAATGTAATCAACGAGATGCAAAACTCCTATTGAATGAAGGGCTACTTGAACGCTTCTTCGTATGCTGTTGCTCGCTACAGCAATCTTGATGTCTCTAGACCGGAGCTCCTCCATGATCTTGACAGCAACAGAATTTTCACCAAAGTAAGAAAGCAGCTTCAGCGTCTCTTCTTGCTTTCTCTTCCATATCTCACCGTGTAATGATTCTGGTAAACCCTTAGACTTGGAAAGCATGGAAAGCTTCTTTGATGTGCTGAGTCCATCATATGTTGACAGGTGCTCTTTCCTGTTTATTACATATTGCTCACCGACGCTCTCTAGGGCGTTGTTTAGTGAGTAGAAGTGGAGGTCTCTTGAATCTATAAGTACGCCGTCAAGATCGAATATAACTAACTTTATCATTCTTGTGGTCCTGCGTGTCTGTGCCACTTGTTATGGCGGACTATGCTGAGCTTGTTGCACTTCATTACGTACTTGTCTCTGACCCTATAGGACCACTCAACGTCTTCTTCCTCATTCCACACAAGATCTTCGTTTAGTGGTTCTTCTAGCATTACGTGCTTCTTGACTATAAAGAATCCTCCAGAGATGTACATGAACCTTGTCTGCGTCCAGTCATCATAGTCTAAAGCCCAAGCCCTTCCATGACCGGGCTTATCCCAAAGTGACCAGTCCATTGGGTTTCGTCTTCCGGTAATCAGGAATTGTGGGCATGAGCAAATTTCCCAGTCTGTGTCGAAATTCTTGAAACCCCAATACCAATCCTTGTCGAAGATGTGATAGTCGTGCATTAGTACGATATTCTCGTACTTGGCTTCATTTGCGAGAATGTTTTTCTTCTTGGTGATCCAACGTGGCTTTACTGTCTCATCAAAGGGTATGTGTCTAATGTCGTCAGCGATAAGCCTTGACGTATCACCGTCTCCAATGAATAGGATTTCGTAATTTGGTATATTCTGCTTGCGTATCGAATTGACTATTTCGGTCAATCTTCCGGCATCTGAGTAATCAGTTGTTATGCCGAATGTCCAGTTGTCATTACTCATCGTCACCTACCCAGAATGGCTCTGTAAATTTACCATTGATGAAGTTTATTCTAATACGCTTCGCTTCTACTAATCCAGCCGGTGTGTTTAACCAACGTGGTAGGTGTAGGCCTACCATTTCTGCTTCTAGTGGATTCTCGGTTATCCTCCTGTGGCAAGGCCTGCACACTGCAAGTAAGTTGCTCTTGTCTAGAATGTCGCCACCCTGCGATCTGTTGACAATTTCGTGTACATCTTGTGTTCTTCTGACATGGCACACTCCCAGCTTTGGCGTGGAGGACGCGCTCTTTGGGTCTGGTAGGCGCATGTAACCGTCGTATACGTGATACACCACACAAGCAGAGCACTTCTGTGATTGAAGCATTTCCTCAACAATCTTACGACGCTCTACATACTTGTCCTTCATCTTCTTTGATCGCTTGTTCAGCGGAGTCTTTGACTTCAGCTTACTTTCACCACGCTTCAGCGGTGTCCTCTTCAGTGGCTTTCCACGCTTCATGGGATGAAGCTTTCTATAGCAGCGAGCAGATTCTTAGCGCCAACTGTTACATCAAGTTGCTTTACTAACTCGTAATTCTCATCAGCAATCTCTTGACGAACTTTGGCATCAAGTAGGTTTTTTATCTTTTTGGGAAAGTCTCCATCCCGACGTGCAAGTATACCAATCCCATACTCCTCATGTAAGCGCCGATACTCGGCGGAGGAAGATGCTATAAATGGAACACCGGCAGCGGCATACTCAATTCCCTTGATCCAAGACTTTGCGTCATTGAAAGGTATTGACGTTAGGGGAACTAAGCCTATATCAAAGTTTACGCCTTTTCCTAGCTCGGTGGGAGGGAGGAACGGTGTGGTAGTCACCATCCCTGCTTCAACCTTTATCTCATCCCAGAACTTAGGAACTCCGACTATATTGATATGTCCGGTATGATGCCAAGTGGCCATTTTGGATATTTGTGAAGACAGGCCTCTCAGTATGTGTAAATCACCGCTTCGGTGAGACGTTGATCCCATCCAACCGACAACAGGTGTTCCT